TTGGTTGGTGATATTGATATTCCCAAGGAATTGACTTCTATGTCAACCGCTTGGATTGGTGAAGATGAAGATGCACCTCAGACAGATATCGATTTCGGGGTTATTGGTTTAAGAAACAAAACCATCTCAGCTCGTGGGGCAGTAACCAGAAAGCTTCTGAAACAGTCATCTATTGATGTTGAAGCATTAATTCGTATGTCGGTTGCAAAAGCTATCGCTCTGGAAATTGACCGAGCTGGCATTTATGGCGATGGAACAAACAATCAACCTATCGGCATTGTCCCAACAAATAACATCAATGCAGTAAACTTCTCTACAGCATCAAAGCCAACCTATGCAGAGATTGTTGAAATGGAGACTCAGATTGCCGCAGACAATGCAGATATTGGAACAATGCTTTACATGCTTCCGGCAACAATGCGTGGTCATCTGAAAACCACTCAAAAGTTTGATGGAACAAATGGAAATCCAATTTGGGAGTCTGGTAATACTCTTAACGGATACCAAACAGAGGTAACAAACCAGATCCTTGGAACAGACATTATCTTCGGTAATTTCTCAGATCTTTATGTTGGTATGTGGGGAGGCTTGGAGCTAACGGTTGATCCTTATACAAAGGCAGAGACTGGACGCATTAAGATCAATGCTTTCCAAGATGTAGACTTCGAAGTTGCACGCCCTGAGTCTTTCTGTCTCGGACGTTACTCCGCTTAATTTTGGCGCTCCTCGTAACCTCACGGGGAGTTAACTCTTTAACCTAAAAAATTTATTATCATGCAAATTGAAATCACATCAGCAATTGCTCGTGGTGGCAAAATCCTCAAGAAGGGCGAAAAACTTAACCTGAAGGATGTTGAAGCTCAAAACCTCATACAGCGGGGACGAGCCAAGGCGGTGCCAACGAAAACCACAAAGAAAGCAACTGAGGAAAAATGATCGAAAGTGAAGAAGACTTATCTGTTTTCTTCTCCGATGACTTTGCTCAAGAGATTACAGCAATCACTCAATCCGGTGAGTCGTTTGTTTTTAAAGGCATCTTTGACGATGCCTTTTTTAATCCAGAAATTGGAGAAATGGATGCGGAGACAACCCAGCCGCGAATTCAAACCAGTCGAGAAAATACCCGACGTTTAAACCGTGGTGATTCTGTTTCAATCAATGGAGCTAACTACAGAGTAATTGAGTCACAACCGGAAGCCGGAGAAAACACAGCCACAATAATACTAGCCCATGACTGATGCATTTGTACAATTTGATGCGTCTGATTTGGATAATATCGCAATTGGTTTTGGTGCAACCACTGTCGAAATCAATAAGGCGATAAAAAGAGCCACCAATAGAACTACTAAATGGCTCCGAACCCAGATACTACGCACCTCTTCTGAAGCTATTAAGGTTACTCAAAAGAATTTTAGGAAGAGGCTCTTCTTAAAGATCGATAGAGACAATTATGGTTCCATATGGGTCGGGCTTAATCCAATAAGCCTTTCTCTGCTTTCTCCACGACAGAACAAAAGAGGAGTTAGGGCTAAATCAATATTCAGGGAATCGGCCTTCATTTTGCCTAAGTCCGGATTGGTTGCAAAACGCAAAGGCAAAAAACGGTTCCCTATTCAAAAGCAAGTGATGCCTATTGATGAAGTTATGAATGGGCTACTAAAAAACCGTATCTTTAGATCGGATATGGTAGCAGAAAAGTTCATGAAAGAATTTGAAAGTAACCTCCAATGGAGAACGAGTCAGTAACAATACAAGCGTACCATGACGCTATCAAATCAACGATTGAAGAGGCTTTTTCTGATAAGCTAAAAGAAGTCACTTACTACACAATCAAACATGGAAAAATCCATACTCCTTCTGTTTCGATCGAACTAAGGGATTGGCAACCATCCGAAGACGATGACGGTACGGGGATGCAGTCGTGGGACTTTTCATGGTCTGCCTACATTTTTGCTAAATCAACTGAAAAGACAGCCAAGATAGAGCTAAGAATATTATCCATGGAGCTTTGCCAGGTGATTAATGATAACAACTTTGGACTCTATGCAAGCGATGCAAAGATATCGACCTGTGAACGTGATGATTTCTCTCCTGAATGGGATGCATATGAAGTCTTTCGCATCGACTGGACACAAACGGCTAAAACCGGAGTGAATATATGGGACAATAAAAATAAAATAGCTCCAGAACACGTATTGACCAGCATATCTCCAGAAACTGGTAATCCATACGAAAAGCACTACCAAGAGATAGAATGAACTCGTTACAAATCGGTATAGAGCTTGAAAAAGACAAACAGATGATCAGCAATACAATCCGCTATGGCACAATTCATGAAGTGGATGCAAATGCTGTCAAAGCTCGTGTAAAGTCAGGGAAACTTGTTACTGATTACCTACCAATCTGGATGCCTGCTGCTGGAGGTGTAAAAATATGGCGACTCCCAAGCGTTGGTGAACAATGCATGATCTTTTCTCCTTCAGGTAACATAACTTGTGGAGTGATATTCCCTGGAATCTATCAATCGGCTTTCCCTCCTCCTTCATCTAACCCCAAAGAAACAATTATCCAATTTGAAAACGGTGAAACCATAAAGCATAACTCCGTAAGCAACACACTAACCATCATTGCTGAAAACATGAATCTAAGGGGTGATGTCTCAATAAATGGTGATGTATCTATGAAGGGAGACTTCAAACTAACGGGAAATATGTCTGCTACAGGAGATATTTTAGCAACTGGTAAAAACTCAAATCATCACACCCATTAATCAACATTGACGCACTAGAGAGATATTAAACCCAAGGCTATACTCTGCCCGATGTCTATAGGGATGAACATGGATACGGGGGCGAGCATGAGCGAATTGGAGCATATTCGCCAATCGGTTCAGAATATCCTTACAACACCTATTGGAAGCCGTATTATGCGGCGCGATTATGGATCTAGACTGTTTTTTCTCCTAGATAACCCCATAAACTCAAGCCTGATACTGAAGCTCTATGCAGCAACCATAGAGGCCATCAATAAATGGGAACCAAGGATAAGCGTAACCCAAGTGAAACACGTTGTTTCTGCAGGTAAAATACAGCTTACAATCAACGGAGAAATCCTCCAAAACCAACAACCGATAACACTGGAGGGTATTCAAATTGGTTAATTTATCACTATTGCCTCCTCCAGATTTGGTCGAAACTATTGATTACGAATCGATAGTCGACAGAAAGCATTCAGAGTTCAAGGAAGCCTACCCAGAACACGCAGAGCTTCTTGAATCCGACCCTGCGACCTATTTGATCGAAACGGCCGCTTATGACGAAATGGATTTACGACAGAGGATAAATGATGCCTCGCGACGTGTAATGCTGGCTTTCGCAACTGGGACAGATTTAGAGCATCTCGGGGCACCGTTTGGAGTCACAAGACTTGACGAGGAAAGCGATGATGCTTTTAGAACTCGCATCCAAGAAAGCGTAGATGGTTATTCCGCGGGCGGACACGAAGCTGCTTACCGTTATCTAGCAAAAAGCGTATCAAGCCATGTGATTGATATAGCAACAACCCGGCCAATCCCTGGCAGCACTATAGTTTATGTCTTAACTGACGGAACCGAAGGCATTATTGACGAGGTAAAATCAACTTTATTAGAAAAGGACAAAAAGCAACTTTGCGCAAACGTCACGGTCCAACCTGCAGAAACCAAGGCTTTTTCCGTTAGCTATAAGCTAACTTTGTACGCAGGCCCGTCAGAAACTCCTATTGTCCAAGCGGTCAAAAAATCGATAGAGACTTTATCAGATAAAAAAAGAGCCCTTGGGGAGAGCATACCAACTTCCGCATTGGATGCTGCCGCATACGTGGAGGGTGTTTATAAACTAACAAGGATAAGCCCTGGAAATGATATTATTTGTAGCGAAACAGAATTTCCAGACCTAGAGTCTATTACAATCAGCGTAGAGAAGGAGAGAAAATAATGCAGAGCCTCCTACCTCCGAATGCATCTAGTATGGTGTTAGCGCTAGAAACCGTGATCAGAAACGCATCAGTCTTGCCTATCGAGATTGATAAGATATGGAATCCGGACGAATGCCCCGTAGAATTCCTACCTTGGTTAGCATGGACGTTTTCTGTTGATATTTGGGATGACGATTGGCCTGAGCAGATTAAAAGAGATGTAATAAAAGGTAGCTTTTATTTGCATCGTATCAAAGGGACAGTTGGGGCTGTGGAGCGCATGGTTAAGCTCATGGGGTATGAGGGTGCGACCGTGACTGAGGGCATTGAATCTGCTACGTATGGCGAGGGTTTTGTGGTTGGAAAGACT